CTGTATAGGTTTTAAATGTTCTATTAATGGTCTAAGTGGTTATAAGGAACTTATTAATCCAATACCTGCAACGATGGAATTGTACTATAAATGGCCATTTCCTCAGTTATTGACAGGTGAAAAGTTTAACATTCTTGTAGTAAGAAATTCTTTCGATGCTAGTGATAAAATATATTCTTTAAGTAATGATTTCCAAAATGTAGAATTTGTAGCTGATATAGATAAACATACCTATGGCTTTGGAACTATTATGGAAATGGCTGATTTTGGCAAGTATGTTTATTTAACTAATGGAGTTGTAGGAATTTTCTATAACATCGATACAGGAGTTTGGGAAAGAATTACTAATAGTTCGAAAATTCCTATGATGAGAACCATTTGTAATTTCAAAGGTCAAGCAATAGGTGGTTGTGTAACTGATTCTTGGCAAGGTTGTGATGAAACTTTTTACATCTGGTCTAAGATTGGCGAGATGGATTTTTTACCTGATCGTAGAAATGAATCTGGATTTCGACGCTGTCCGTTTGGAGGTGAAGTATTCCATGTTCGTAGATTAGGTGATTCAGTAATTGGTTACTCTTCAAAAGGAATAACTTTGTTAAACCCAGTTGTTGTTCCAGCAGCTACTTTCAAATTCTCTGAATTATCTGACGTTGGAGTTATAAATAGAGGTGCTGTAAATGGTAACTATTGGAAACACATATTTGTTGGAGAAGATTATATATTAAGGGAGGTTACATCTAAAGGTGTAAAAGAATTAGGTTATCAATCTTACATGGAGCAACTTGCTGGAGAGGACATTATAATATGTTATGATCCGTCTGAAAAGGATTTCTATATAGGTAATAGTACAAAAACTTTCTTGTTAACCAATTATGGATTAACAGAAATTAAACAACATCCTTCTGCAATATTTAGAATAAATGGCCAGACTTATGCTATTCCAGATAATGTAGACCAAATTAATGATTTAATAGTTACATGGCCATTAAATTTTGGCTATAGTGGTAAAAAAACTATATTTACAGTAGAATCTGATGCTGTAAATTTTGATAGTGGTAGAATATCTATTGATTATTACATAGATAATGCTTGGAAAATTAGTAACTCAGTATTGATAAATCCTAATGGAAATATCAGAAAAGTTGTAACAAGTGACATGTTTAAAATAAGAATGATTTTTGAAGCGTTAGAGGATTTTAAAATTAGTTATATTAAAACAAGATTCAAAATGACAGATTTAAGGTCTATTAGAGGAATCTACGCTCCACCATTGAGAGGTCAAAGATGATAAATAGATTAACTCCTGAACAAATTTCTAAATTCTGGGATGTGATTAAATTCGCAGTTGAACAATCTCTGCCGCCAACTGTTGGTGAACATCCTGATAAAATGAACAGAATTTTAGCTGCAGCATTGAGTGGTAAGATAGATGTATGGGCGTCTTATACAAAGAATGAGAAGGTAAATAGATTTGAAGGAATAGTGCTTACAAAATTTCTATACGATGATGTTAGTGGAACAAAGAATATGTTAATATATTGTCTTTATGGTTATAGCAAGTTTGAGTCAACAAGTTGGAAAATTGGCTTGGAAACATTTGCTAAGTATGCGAAATCTCGTGGATGTTCCAGGATTATAGCTTATACAGATATACCTTATATTGTTAACATAGTTAACAAATTAGGTGGTGAAGCTAAATATATGTTTATTTCTTTTGATGTTAATAAGGTTGTTCAAAATTTAAACAATCTTGTTGAGGAATAAAGATTATGAAAATAATAACTGAGTGTATTATAAGCATAAAAACTCTTGAAGTCATTTCTGAAAAATCATACGAATATGAAGGGCCTATAGCTAAATGCAAAGGTGGTGGCGGAAGTAGTTCTGGAAAAGTTGATTATCCAGCACATATGAAAGAAGTTCAAGCAGATTGGTTGTATCAAACAGGTTCTGATCATATAACTATGTCAATGACAGATGTTATGAATGCAGCACTTGGCAGTTCACCTTGGGTTGATCAAGTAGCTTACGACACTGACAATGATGTAGTAGATATAATCAAAGCTTCTGATGACTTACAAACATTGGTTAGTTTATTAAGTTCCAATAATTCCCTTGATTCTATAATGGCTGGTGTTTTAGATGATTCGTATATAGATGATGTAGTAAATGAATATGCTGAGGATTTAGATGCTAGGTTAGAATCTGAAACCTTGCCACGTTTTGAAGCTGGAATGCGTGATATAAATGCTGTGATGTCATCTGCTTTTGCCATTGGAAGAGCAATAATTGAGGAAAATCAAGATCGGCAAGTAGCTAAGTTCGCAGCTGACTTACATATGAGAAATGCTATTGATAATGCTATTAAAGTTATTGGTTTAAAGCTTGAATATCAAAAAATTGCGTCGGCTATGACTATCGAAGCTCATAGAATAAAAATAGTGTCTAAAAAGGAAGAATATGAAACTAATATGACTATAGATGAAAAAGACGCTCTGTGGGATCTTCAAGTATTCCAACATGGAGCTAATTTGTTAGCGTCTATAGGTAGTGGAGTTGCCGTACCAGGTGGAGGCAAAGGACCTTCACAATTACAATCAGCTGTTGGAGGTGCTTTAAGTGGTGCTGCAGGTGGGGCAATGGTTGGTAATGCAATTCCTGGCATTGGTACTATAACTGGTGCTGTAGTAGGTGGAGTACTTGGTGCTGGATCTGCATTTTTATAGGAGGTTTTATGGGAAATAGTGTTATAAATAATAAATTGTTGTTACAATATCTTTCAGCCGCAGGTGCTGATATTGCCAGTGGTAATCCAATAGGGCAAAATATAAATGCTGTAACACAACAACAGATAGGTGCTCAGAGTAAAGTAGATCTAATGAAAAAGATGCTTAGTGGGTTTTTATCATCTGGTGGAAAAATGTCTGTTGATGGTAAAGGAATTAATCTTCAAATACCACATATGCAAAGTTCGAATCAAACTCAGGGTGTTCAGAATCAAGTTTCGCAAATTGCTCAGAGTGGTGTTCAAGGAGCTAATGTTAATAATAATGAAACAGGAGCTGGTCAAATCAATAGTTATTTCATGAATTTATTATCGAGTTTCTTAAACCCTAAACAAGGCCAGTTAGAAAACATTACGCCTGATGATCTAGCTGGCCTTTCATCTTCAGACGTTTCTCAGGCGTTGCAAGGTGCTATTGATATCAGAAATTTAAGCAGAGAACGTCTAAATGCTGTTGTTAATGCTTTGTATAAGAATAAGTTAATGAACTATTATGATACATTGATAGGTAAAGAAACTCCATCTGTTACAATCCCTGGAACTGATATTAAACTTACAAGAAATGAATTCTTAGAATGGTACAAGAATGCTCAAAAAGATGAACGGACAGCTGCTATTAAAAACTTTGAATATGCAAAGCAGAATGGCTTTAAAGGTTCATTTGAAGATTTCTTAGGACGTGTTAAGACTACTCACCAAAAAGATTATGAATACTACGTTGAACAAGAAAAGAAAATGGGTAGAGAACCTGAGCCTTTTAATAAATGGTTGTTGGATGTAGCAAAGGCTGGAGGTATTAGTATTGGTGAACTAATCGGACGTAAAAAATCTATGGCCAATATAGCTGGGCAATTATACTTTAAAGATCCTAAATGGGTAGATGATTTAGATAAATACCTCAATTCTGAATCTGTGCAGTATGATATAGCTATGTCGGACGATGAAGAGTTAGCTAAAGCAAGAGAAGCTGTTATATATATAGAAAATAAAATAAAAGCAGGTGGTGGAAGAATTTTGAAAAATGAATTATCTAAAGATGGAAGGACAATGACTTGGGTAGTTAAATGGCCTTCTGGAGATAAGGAGACTATCAAACATGATATCAGGCCTTGATTTACTTAAAAATGAAGATAACAACAAAAATTCTGAAATCTCTGGACTTGATTTACTTAAAAGTAGAGAAAGTGAAAATGAAATTACTGGATTAGATTTATTAAAAGATAAAACAAATTCCGCAGAACAATCACCTGAGGATAAGCTTGTAGAGCCTATAAGAAAAAAATTAAAAGAAGATGCTGTAAAAGATGATCTAAATAGTTCTGTGTTTAGCAGATATTTGACTCAGAAAATATTTCCTTCTATGGGCAAAGTTCCTTATGCTAGTGGGTATGACAGAGTTGAGCCATTAGAATATGGTATACATAACATGCCTGAACAGTCTATAATTGACAGATTAAAAGGCTGGTGGTATAATCCCGATGTTTCATCTAATAAAGCAAAAAATATAGTTGCTATTTCTGAACTTACAGGTATAGCACCTACTGAAGTACTTAGAAATTATGATGAATTATCTGCGAAATTATTTCCAGGTGCTTTAGTAAATCCTGGAAAGAAATTTACTGAAGGTGCTATGAATATGGGAGTAGGTATAGGATTGTTAACTAATCCTTTAGCCACTGCCTCAGCGGTAGGTACATTCTTCGGACTTGATGAATTAGAGAATTTGATAGTTTCTAAGTTAAAAGATAAACCTTATGAATTTCAAAGAGGTTTAGGAGTAGCTGATTTGTTAGAAGCTGAAGGTTTATCGAGAGATGCTCTTGAATTGTTAGACTTTGCTTGGAAAATTCCAGCTGTTGGATCTACTACAAGAATGGGCAGAGGTTTGCTTGGAGAAGTTGTTAAGAGGATTAAAGATAAAGGGAGTAAAATAAAGTTTATTAATAAAGTTAGTAAAGAAGTAAAAGAATCTGGCAAAGCACCTGATGAAGTAATTGTTGAAAAAGCTAAAGATTTAGATATTGATTTAGAAACTATTGAAAAAGCTCATAAGAAAATTCTTGAGGTTGAGAAAGATAGAATTGCTTTAGAACCTGACAAATTCAAGAGTTGGATTGAAGAAGATTTAAGTATAAAGAATGCTAAAATTTTGAAAATTAAGCAAGCTAAAAAATATATTCTTGACGAGGCAGTTGATAAAGCTATAAGGAAATTACCTGAGGGTAAGAATGTAAGAGGTTTAAATAAACTAAAAAAACCTGAACAGAATATCAAAGATTTGTATGAGTTAGATATGAAAACTGGTGAAAGAGAACCTATTGAATTTAGCACTGAAAAGTCGCCATTTAGAGAGCATGACAAAGATGCAACATCCGCTATGACAAAAATTTATCAAGAACATGAAAGATCTATTTATGAAGATCCTGAGTTATTTACTGGTAAATTAGTTAATGATGTTAATAGATGGCTTGATGGAGATAGAAAAATACCTATTAGAAAAGTAAGGAAAGGTTTAAGTGAGTTGGCAGCAAAAGCTGATGAATTGAAAGACTTCTTTTATGAAAGTAATGAATATCCAAGTAATTTTATTAACTGGAAAGAAATGGTTGTAGAGGCTGCAAAATGGGCTAGGAAAGCTAAAAGAAAAAGTGTTGAGGAAGATGGTTCAAAATTTGAACAGTCTGGTGTTAAACTCAACATGATGATTCCTCTCGATGAAATCCCTAAAGTTGTAAAAAATTTCTTGAAACTTCCAAAGGTGATTGCTAGAGATGTTTATAGAAATAAAGAATTATTTACAAAAACTGGCTTTTGGCTTGGAAGAGATGGTAAATGGAGATTTGAGATAGATGATAGTAAAGTAAAGGTGAAACCAAATACAGCATGGACTCGAAAAGATAAATTTGGAGTATATGCAAAAAAAGATGCAACTATTAAGGATATTATAGATTATCCTGAATTATTTAAAGCTGTTCCTGAAGCTAAAGATATAAAAATAGAATATGGACCTCATCTGCCTATGACTAATGTTGAAGCAGATTATGACTCTGCACGTAATGTAATAAGTTTCTATGGACGTCCTGAAAAGTATTCTATTCTTCACGAACTTCAACATGCTGTGAATGATATAGTTGGGTCTAAATTTCTTGGAACTAATACAAATATTGAGAAAAGAAAATTAGAGGCCAAAAACACTTTACGAATACTTAAAAAGATAAGGCCTGAAGCTAAAAATGCAGAAATGGCAAGATTTATAGATCAAAATATTGAAAAAATTGAGAAGGATCTATCTAACAAAGCATATATTAAAGATTGGCTACACTGGATGAATAGTAAATTTACAAAGTACGCCAAATCATTAGGAGAATCTGAAATAGCGTCAATTACTAAAATTCCCATAGAAGTTTCTACAGAGAATGCATTTAAATCTTATTTGAAAGACCCTGGAGAAATGGAAGCTAGGTTGGTCAACAAAAGAATGGATATGACTGCTAAGGAAAGGAAAAGAATTCCACCTTGGAAAACATTAGATGAAATGTTAATTACTGAAGGCCTTGGAGAGCAAAAACCAGGAGAATTTTTATATAGCGGGATTCCTACGAATAAAATAAAAGATGAGGTAATAAAACTTTATAAAAGCGCTAAGAAAAAAGGTGAGGAAGCAAGAGGGATTAAAGAACTTAAGTTTAAAAAATCTATTAAAAATGCAGTAGAGGAATATAACAGAGCTTTTATTGATAGGTCTGGGAATATCAGGAAAAGTTTAATCAAGAATTTAAAAAAAGATGGATATAAAATAGTTCAGTTATTAACTCTTGCAAAAGGCGCTAATGCTAAATCTGCTGAAGTATTTAGACAAATGCAAAGGGAAGTTTACAATGGATTGAGTAAGAAGGAAAAGAAAATACTTGATGATATAATATTTCATAGTAGGATTCTTGATATAGCAAAGTATAAAACAGAGAAGGATTTTAAAGAATTAAAAAAATATCCTCCAGAGGAAAGTGCTGCTTATTTGGAAATGTTTAGTGAAATGGAAGGGCTTTCGGAAGAAAGAGCTAAGGAACTATATCATGTAAATGAAGATGGTACAATAGGTGGAAGGGCAGGTGCTTATTTTGAATGGATGAGGTATGCATTAGAAGATATGTTAAATTCTGGATTGATTTCTGAAAAAGAATTTGATGAGTTAGTTAAGCATAATTATAGGAGATTGAAAATAGCTGATGTAATTGATGAGGAAATTCCATCGCTGTCGAAAAAGAAAAAAATTAGTGTTTATGATTCTGGAGTTGAATCTCTTGCAAAGGGACAAACAACAACTATTTTTGATAGAGATTCTAGAATAATGGCTTTAGAGGTTTTCAATAGAGCTTATGGCAGAATATTTAGAAACGAAGCTAATAAAAATTTAATTGAAGTAGCTAAAAAACATCCTGAGAATCCATTTGCTAGAGTAAGAGGAAAGAAAGATATTAAATCGGAGAAGAAGAAAGGTACTAAATCAGGAAAAAAGAAAGGTACTACAATTCCAAGAGGTTGGACTAGAATATATGCATTTGAAGATGGTAAAAGAAAAACTCTTTACATTTCACCTAAAATGTCAAAGGAATGGTTAACAAATGATCCTGAAATGACATACAAGCTTAGTAATTTTATTAGATGGGCAAGTGGTTCTGCATTGTTAAGAACATTTGCTACAGGAATTAACTGGGGTTTTGCTTTAGCTAATTTACCAAAGGATGCTTTACATACTTGGATGGTAGCTAGAATTTTTGACGATGGAGAATGGAAGAGTGTTTATAGTCCTCATTTTCCTGAATTTACACTACAAATTACTGGTGATTACCTTCGTGTGTTTAGAGATGCTTTGTTAAGAAAGGGTAGGTATATAGATTATATAAACGAAGGTGGTGGTATGGAATTTCTGGTTCATCAAGGTAGATTGTTTAAAAAGGGTAGGCATATAGAAAGTAAATTGGACAAAGTTCAGAATGTACTTGCTTACCCAGGTGAAACAAGTGAGTTGATGACTAGGTTGGCAATACGAGAGAGGGTTATTAGAAGGAGGGCTAAAGAATTAGGAATCAGTGTTGAGAAAGCTAGGAAGAACAAAGATGTGACGAGAGAAGCTACGTTTGCTGCAAGAGATTATCTGGATTTTAGCCAGGGTGGTTGGCTGGTTAAATCTCTTGATAATGCAGTACCTTATCTCAATGCATCTGTGCAAGCTACAAGAGGTTTATTTAGAGCTTTGAAGGATGATAAGTTAGTAGGGATGTATAAGTTAGCGCAATTAGCTGTTTTAGTTTCTGGAATTTATATCAATGGTAAAGTAAAAGATCCTAAAACAATGAGGGAATTGCAAGGATCAATAGATATGGAGAATAACATTTGTATTCCATTAGGTGATCAATTCTCGTTTGTTGATAGTAGGGGGAATACAAGATATGTTTATTTGAAAGTTCCTATAGATTCATCACAGAAATTTTTTAAAACTTTCTTTGAAGCTTCTACGGATAAGTGGTTAGGAAATGAGTTTGATGTAGATAGAGTTGTTAAAGCACTTAAGTGGTTAAGCCCTGTTGATATTTCTAGCTTACCACCTACATTTAGTGCATTAGTTGGTTATGTTACTAATAAAAACTTTTGGACAAATGAAGATATTTGGAAACGCACTGAGGCAAATGATTTTCCTAAGAGTAAGGAAGAATTTATTCCTGGGAGGACGCCACAGTTGTATATTGACATAGGTAAAGTGACAGGCCTTTCACCGGAAAGAATGAAATATGCTGTTGAGGAATTAGTTACTAATGGAACAGTTTGGTCTTATTTACTTAATGGAGGTTATGAGAAAGCTTTTGGTGAATTTCCTAAGGGGAATAAAGAACAGCATTTAGCTGAGATTTTACACAGAATGCCAATGCTTAAGAGATTCATAGGAGTTACTAACCCTTATGTTAAGTATAGTAAGAAATTAAAGAAAGTTAAAAAAGATAATGAGTTGGAAAGGTTTGTTCAAAATAGAGGACTTGATTTAAGAGCTGAGGGTTATATCTTTGATGGAGATTATTCAAGGAAACAGGTTATAGATTATATTAAGAGTTTTAAAGACCTTGATGTAAGAAAGAGATTGTTGGATAGATTTGAATTTATTAAGAAGACAAAGAATTTAAAGAATAGGACCCTATGGATTACTTTGAAAGATTTATCTCCAGAGGCAAGAGCTAAGTTTTATGTAGATGCTTTAAATAATGCCTCTGGAAATGAAAAGGAAGAATTGAAAAAAGAACTTGGGAAAGTTAGAGTAATAAGTGGAATTGTTAGTCCTAGGTTTCTTCGTGAGGTGGGGAGGCTTCAGAAGGGGAAATAGATTGTTCAATTTTTGAATCGTCTTTGTTCCATTCTAGATTATGTATTATAGTTTCAGACCCTGGTTTTTTAACCATTTTTATGTAATTAGATGTCTCAAGAGTATTTAAAACTCTGTCCATTACTAGTTTGTCCATACTAGTTTCAAAATGCCTTGCGAATTGCCATAGAGGTATATCAGGAGTTGGTGAATTTTCTATAAATGCTATAGCGTCGCTTATTAAATCTGCTATGTCACTCTTTCCAACACCTCTGAAGACAAGCCCCATTTTTGATTCGACTTCGTTTAGTAAATTTATAGCTCTTTCAATGTCAGAGCCAGTCAACAACATGTCATTTCCTCGGCTAGCACTACATACCATTGAGAGTGAGATTAGATGATTCCTTCTTCGTCCACAATAGCCGTCGAAACGCTGGTCGTGAAAAGGTGGATTTGCCGCAGATTCGATACACCACTCGGTGTATTTAGATATAAAATCCTGAGTCATGTTAAATGAGCCACTTAGTAAAGCTATTTGTTCAAGATCGTATATAAGAGATTGTTGTAACTTTAAATCCTCTTCGGAAGTAGTAGGAATTATTACTAATTTTTCTCTCTTATCACCATAAACAAAGATTATTCTTGAAGTTAGTCCGCCACCTATTGCGTCCATTGGAAGAGAACTTTGTAGACTGTCAGGAGTAGTTCCGGCAAGTAAATTTACCCACACGCCTATTACTTCTTCCTTGTCACGTTTTATAGTGTCGTAAATCCACCTATCATGACAATCGTACCAGTCGCATAAAGCCGCCATTAGTTCTCTATTGTGATAACCTAGGAATACCGTGAATTCGTTTGAGAAGATAGTAAGTGATGAATGATAGTGCTGTTTGCCAGTGTGGATATCTACGTCGGTTAAATTAGTTTCTTTCATCCTCCTAATTAACGCTTGAAGAGATGTAGCTTGGGCAGACATTCTTATTGTTGGAACTTGTTCTAAAATATCGTAAGAATATTTTAAAATAGTTCCTTTTCCAGTAGCTGATGGTCCTACCAGGACGATGTAAAAGTTTGGGTAGATTGTTAGAGATATTCCTAAATTTACAAAAGTCTTCCGTTGTAATGCAGAAGCTATTGATGAAATAGCTACCCATTTTCTAAATAACTTAGGTGGTTCAGACTCATTTGTCAACTCCATAAATCCATCTATCCAGTCGTGTAAGATTCTTTTCTCAGACATTTATGATATTCTCCAGAGATTTATATGCACGAGTAGCTTCCATTTGAGTCGCTCCTCGATCTATGACATATTTACGTAGTTCTTTTTTAGTTGTCAAACCATTTAGTAATCCTTCTCGCATGATAGATGTCCACATTTCTGATTTAGTTCCAGAGAATAACTTTACTTTAGATAATGATTTAAGTTCTTTAAAATTTACTATACCTTGGGATGTTAGTTCAAATGTTGCATCTGGAGATCTTTCAGTGTAGTTATGTTTTATATGGTGGATAGTTCTTAATCTTTCATTGTTGATGTCAGTTGTTAGAAATAACACAGATCTGGACATGTCTACTACAGCAGCAGATCCGGTTATGTTATCTATGGATATTTGAGATATGTCATTTACTGCTTTGTTGGTATGGGCTAGTAGTAATAAACCACAGTTTAGTTCTACAGATAATTCACGTAGTTCATTTATCAACGCACTACCGCCACGCCTTGATTCAATATCATAGCGGTTGTATAAAGAAGTCATACTGTCTATTATCAATAAATCAATGGTGTTTTTTAATCCTATGTCCCTTATTTCTTTAAATGTAGGCTTAACAGATTCATATTCACCAATGTTGTTTTTTTCCACTGGGATTAACACATAGTCTTTAACATCTGCATATCCCCAGTCACGCCATCTTTGACTCATGTGTCGAGTTGTTTGTTCATAATCTACATAAAGTGTCTTGAATTTATTTTCTTTAGCGATTGTACTGGCTATGTATAAAGCAAGGCCAGACTTTCCAACACCACCTTTTGCGGCTAAGATGGTAACACAGCCCCTTGGAATATATTTCTTCCATATCCATTCATGATCTTTCATAGATTCTGAAACTTGTTGCATGTTTAGTACCTCCATTTGTACATTCCCCCATGATATTGTTATTTATGATATTTTGATAATAACGTTAATATCATAATAACAAAAATATCATTACAAGCAAGACAATATTATGTACATTTAATTTCCCTTTCATTCAATAGTTTATTATAAACTTCTTTTAACTTTGTAGTTAGTTTATCTACATTAGAAGGAATTTCTTTACTCTTCAATTCAATCATGTCTTCTTTACACATATTGAATCCAATAGATAAATCGGCAGGTGTTTTTATTTCTCTATCGTGCCAATAAAGAGGTTGTTCGATAGAATTTTTTATTAAAAGTAACATCTTAGCATGTTCTTCCCAGGGAATTGTTAAAGGAATTTGAAAAACTACTGAGTCATGTATTTGAGTTAATAATTCCAGTGGTTTAAACAAGTGTTGGTTGTAATAGATGAATTCAACGCCTTGTTCATTTACTTTGTCAGCAACAGTACTTTGAGCAAAGTGTGCGTAAGCTTCACGATAGGTACTTACGCAAGCACTTAAAGGAACGTTGGGTGGGCTAGGAATTATAGGTCCTAGGAATAACCTTCTGCGACCGAATAGATTTGTTACTATTCTATTTTTCTTAAGCATCTTTTGTATTATCTGATGATAACCATTTCTTATTTGTGGATAGCCCCTGTGAATATTCTCGATTATGAATTTAGCTTCACTTTCAGACATTTCATTTTTAAGAGCAAATGTTTTATAGCCAATATCATAGTTGGTCGCGTGATTAGTCTTCTTTCCCCAATAGCGTTCGGATTGTCTTCCATCGCCGAGAGAAGAAGAACCATCTTCTGCTGAGATTTGATCATAAGGTTTGCCAAAAAGAATTGAGGCTGAAAGCCTATGTAAATCAATGCCTTGTTCAAAGGCTTTTATTTGTTCTACTACTCCACCAACATAAGCTACGATTCGATTTTCTATCTGTGATAAGTCGAAAGAATAACCTATATAACCTTCATCGAAGAGAAAAAAGCGTAATATGTCATGAGGTATATTCTGTTGGTTTCCTCCAGTTCCAAATATAGTTGCTCCACTTGAAATCCTTCCAGTTTCAGCACCTACAGGTTTGTATGAAGAACGATATCGCCCGTCTTGGTCAACTTTTCCGATGTTAAGATAAGTAGAAATACGTTTTGATAAAGATCTAATGTCCAACATTAGACGAGCAACTTTTGATCCAGGGCCTCCAGCCCGAAAGATTCGTTTTAAAGCGTCAACGTCAGTAGATGCTTTGCCAGTCTTTCGATTGATGTAAGGACGTAAATGTAATTTGTTGTAAAAAAATTCTTTTAATTGCTTTGGTGAGTTGTAGTTTATTTCGTAACCTACTTCACGATTTAACTCTTCAGCGAGATTTTCTAATTCCGCTTGTTGACTATTTTTATATTTTAACATTTCTTCGACATCAATTCTGATTCCTCGCTCTGACATGTAAATTAAAGGTTTTATTAACTTCCTCTGACGTTCATAGGTTTCCTCATTAAGTTGTTTTGAAAGAATTTGGAATTGCTTTGGTAATGCTTCTACAGGAATTATAGCATCCATTCCATTATAGTTCCACCACTCCTCCCATGAACCACTGCCCATCTTCATCCACTGTTTTCCGTCTTCCTTGTAATATGGTACGTCAGTGTGCATAGTTGTTACAAAATCTAATCCGGCAGGGAAGTCTGGAAAAGATATTTTTTGTGCTATTTGTGTACAGTGTAGATCACCACGAGGAATGATTCCATATTTGCGGAATAAGAATTGAGTATCGAAGATGAAATTAGCACCGACTTTAGGTATTTTTTCTTCTTGGATTATTTTAGCTATAAACAACATTATTTCGTACTCTTGATCAGGTGTGAAATAATCACCTTGTTGATAACGGAATGGGATAGATATTGAATTTAAATTAGACCAAGAAAATGAGATACAGTCAAGTTCGCCGTTTATAACTTCGATATCAATACCTATTGTTTGACCCCTTAGACCAATATCGTAGCAGTGAGCTAGTGTGGAGATAGCTTCGTTGAATGTAGGTTTTATTATAATATTTCGAGATAGTCTTTTAACGTGGTGAAATTCACTTTCGTGTTTAGCTTTTGTTAAATCTTCACAAATTAAAGGTTTGTTTAAGTATTTGAACTTAGGAGGGATAAATGTAGCTGGGTGAAAAGTAGGGATTACTTTTAATTCTGGAATTATTGTAGAAGTTATTACAGAACCCCTCCATTTTGTTATACCTATGCGATTTGTAAGAGCTAACAACGCTATGTTTCCGCAAGCTACTACGACATTTAAGTTTGGTAATTTACTTAGTTCGTTAGCTAATTCTTGTATATACTGATAACCGTCGTCAGATATTTTCCAATTCCCTCTTGTTCCAAGATCTATGTAATGTTTGAGAGGGAAATCTAGATCTTTAATTACGTTGGTTAGGTAGATGCTTGATCTCGGAATTTTGGCAATAGCTAGACATTCATCTAAGCCTCTTCCAGCAGGACCTATGAATGGCCTATGGAGTTTTATCTCTTGAAAACCTGGCTGTTCACCAACTATTGCTAATTTAGCATTTAGATCACCTGAAGGTGGGACAAATGTTCTTTTCATTTAGAGTCTCCCATAGATTATTTAATTTTTGAACATTCTTTTAAAAATCAATCCTTGAACATTCTATCGACTTTTACTATGAATGAATCTTTGTAGGATTTTCCTAGTTCAAAACCCACAGCGGCATTCCTAGTTTGTGTGCACTTATTAAACCATTACCTGAGCCAAGGAAAGGAATTAAAATTCTTGAACCGACAGGAGTGAAGGTTTCATAAAGATAATCTGTTAATTCAATAGGTCTTTCTGTCTCATGAGTTTTTTGACTGGGTGGAATAGGTGGATATTGAAAGATGTTTGACCTGCCAGGTTTATTAAGCGTCGGGCGACCTTTCCAAGCGTAGAAGAATAACTCATATGAATTAGCAAGATATATTTCTGGTCTTCTAGATTGACCTGTAGATTTAACCCAACAGCCACACATTCTTGTAGTTGAAAAACCTGCATTTTTTATTTCTTGATAAACTACTTCAAACCAAGGTTCTGGAGCAAACCAGCAGATGAGCCAACTGTGGGGAGCCATAACTCGGTAACATTCACTTAGTAATTTTGACAAGAAAGTTTGATATTCATTAGCAGGTATTTCATTGTAGTTATTTGTTACATATTGAGATACACCAGTGGATTTTTTAACTTGTTTTAAATCAATAGCATAAGGCGGGTCTATTTCGACAAGGTGCATTACTTCATTAGGTATATCTTTTACACCTTCAAAAAAGTCTTTTAAGATAAAACTTCGAATGAGTTGCTGGAGCGTTGTGTTAGAATGTTGTTTTTCTATTTTCTGTGCTATGGTTTGCTTCAGTAATTCCTCATCGAGTTTTTTTAATACTTTTGTAGCATCACTTTGCGTTTTACAGTGTTCAAACAATTCAGGGACTGCCTCCATAGCTTCAGCACGTTTTATGGCTTGAGAGACTGTAGCTTTGGAAACACCACCTATTAAATTGCCAGTGTCTTCAACTGACCAGCCAGAATTTCCAGGGCCTGGAGCTTTTACTCCATGAAGTTCTTGTTGAAGTTTGTGGATTTCAAGAGTTAGCTTATCTAACTCATACCACTCCATGTCTTTACGGAAAAAGTTTTCGGATTTTTCTATTACCTTCATCTCGATGTTTGAAAGATTTCTGTCGTAAATTCTAACAGGTACTTGTTTTACGTTGTTTTTCTTTAGTATTGTTAACCTGCGTTCGCCAGCGAGAAGAGTGTAAGTTCCATCGTTGTTATCTTTTACAGCAATAGGAGATATTAAACCACTTTCCTTCATATTCTGTTCAAGCGATTCAAGATCACCCATTTCCTTACGGGCACGATCTTTGATTATTATAGAATTTGTGGGAACCATTCCTACCTTTCCAACTTTGATAGACATTAGTTATTTACCTCCTAAAATGTTTAGAATTTCAAGTGCTTGTTTTTGTGAGATGTTTAAATTATCTTTTTTCTTTTTCTTTGTTATTTTCTTGCGTCTTTTTTCAGGGATACGACGTGATAAGCGAATTTGTCTGAGCATTTCAATAGCTTCGTCAACAGACATTTCAGATATTGAAGAGTAATTTAAAGATTCTAAATCAGCCATAGTTTTAATCTCCTTTTAATTGATCAACTTTGTTTAATGAAGGGAGGACTTTTCTAGGTTTTATTTTCCCACTTATTATTAAACCTATAGCCATACCTCCGTAGTCTTCGACTAAGTCAAGGACATCGTCTAAGATTATGTTAAATAGAGCTTTTCTTAGACCATAGGTTCCTAGTAATTTTTGAGTCCTAAGTTGCTGTTCTTGAGAAATTTCGAAACTGAATCTAGGAATATAATCTTCGTTTGACATCTTTTGCCTCCAATAGATTGTTCAAAATTTGAACGACCTTACCATTTTATTGTAGGGTTTATTACTTCTTTTTTTATCCTATCTTTGTAATGAGATAGAGTTTTTAAAATCGAAGTTATTTCTGGTTCGAGGTAGGTAGTTGCTTTGTAACCTAAGGATTTTAAGTTATTATTTGAAGTGTTATAGTAATGTTCTTCGAGTTCCTTTCTTGGATTTTTTAAGTAGTTTATTTCAAAAGATGTTTTTAAACCTAGTTCCAATGTACACTTTTTTACCAAAAATGCTAGGTCATTGATATTATGAATAATAGCATATTGGTTAAAAGTTCTATATTCACCTTCTTTTGGAGGATTTTTTATAGCAAGAGTTATACAATTTAAGGAGTCTTTAAGAGTTAAAAATCCACGAGTTTGGTTTCCTCTTCCATAGATTGTTAAGGGATGATTTGATAAAACTTGTGCACAAAAACGATTTACTACAGTTCCAAAACATTGGTCGTAGTCAAAGCGAGTTATTTCCTCTATTGAATCGACATTGTTTAAGCCTATTACAATACCTTGCATTATGTCAGTGGAACGTAACTTCCAATTACGGCAAGCGAATTCGATGTTATAAGTATCATGAACTTTTGAGAGGTGGTAAAAAGATCCAGGAATTCTAGGGAATAACAAACCTTGCATTGGACAGGTAATGTTGTGATTTTTTAGACATTTTTCAGGAATTGTACCTTCTGGGATTGGACAGTTAGGAGTTCCATACTCGCCCATTGATCCTAATTTTATTAAGTGTGCTTTAGGACAATTTTTTCTTATAGCCCAAAGAAGTTGCAAAGTACCTATTGTGTTTCTTGTTTGTGTTTCAACAGAGTTGTAAACATCTTTCATTGACCAGGGCGCAGAAGGTTGCTCGGCAAGATGGACTATGGTGTCTGGTTCAAAAGATGCTAGAACGCTATTTATGTAATGGAAAGAGTCATTTCCAAGAGATAAATCAACTTGGTCAATGAAATTAGGAAATGATTTTAAGTATTTAATTCTTTCAAATACATCGAGGATAGGTGTTAAAGAATCACTGCCGATTTTAGATACTCTTTCACGTCTGGAATAATCGTCTGCTCCAAATACTTTGAAATTTTCCTTTAGTAATTTAATGGTTAGAGCATAACCTATATATCCATCATTTCCGAGAATTAAAATTTTATGATCTTTCATATTTCAAAACTCCTTATTTTTATACCTGATTCTTTACACAGAATTTCAGAATAATTATCGTAAAATTTTTCTTCAGTTACTACAATTTCCTTCACTCCGGCGTTTATGAGAGTGCCTAGGCATCTTTGACAAGGGATTATGGAGTTTAGATATAAAGTGCTATTGAATATATATACTCCATTTTTAGCTGCATTAGTTACAGCATTTTCTTCTGCATGTTGGGCTAAACAATATCGTAGACCTTCACCACTTTTATACGCCATCAAGCGTCGTGGACAAGTGTTGGAGATTACATCTTCAGGAAATAACTCTTTTAAATCAGGGAGATTTTTATCTTTTAAAGCACGTTCTTTTCCACAGTGGAAAATTCCAGAAGGAGGGCCATTGTAGCCTGTTGATAAAATTGTGTTGTTTTTAGCTATTACAGCACCTATTTTTCGAGATAAGCAGGGTGACCTTAAAGATATAGTGTTACAAAGTTTGTAAAAATAACTGTCCCATTTAGAGTTAGGTGTTTTTGGAGAATTTAAATTATTCATTGTTTACTCCTTAATAAATTTAAGAATTGGGATTTAAGGTAGATGACATCAATGTGATGTTTTCTGCGTTTATAGTAGATTCTTCATCATATAGAGCAGAAACTATCAATGAATATAAAGCATTGTCTAATAAAGTGTCCTTGAAAGACTCTTCTTTTACAAGCTGTTTTTTCCTCAATAGAGATCTCAATCGTCCCCATTTGTCTGTCATTCGTATAAAAGCACCGAACCAAGCTGGGATGTTTGTTATTTGAGATGAAAACTCGAAATTCCCCATAGGGTTATCGACACCATAGTCGTGGCTCTTCTTAGCGTGGGTTTGAATGAGTTTTCCGATTAGCGTGTAAATTTTATGATGTCCAGGGAAATCCTTGTCCATGTCTATAGATATTTTATCTTTTCCCAGGTCATAGTTTATAGAAATCTTACTCATTGATTTTTACCTCGTTAATGAATTATCTACCAATGCCACATTGAGTGGCAAAGGCAGATTGTTTAAAAATTGAATTAACTGGTTATCTTGGAGCTATGTATTTTGTAACAGTGTTTTGTTCCCCGTAGTCATCATCTTTCTTTATCCCAAGAATTACCCAGCCTTCGAGACCAATAAGATCATCAGTCCAACTGAAAGGTTTTGTATAGTCAATACCAAAAGCATCGGCAAAAGTTTTGAATTTATAGACGGAACGCTGAGCATTTTTTTCATCAAGTTTACTTGCATCTGCGAGATCCCAGAAGAAATCCCTAAACTCAATCACCATTGGGTCGTCAGGTACGTCGAAAACAGGCATGTACCAATGAGCTCCGTTTTTGTCGGAGATTCCTTCATTTACATTGATGATTCTGGCCTTTACCTCTGAACCACGAGGAAGAACTTTTGGCTCAGGTGCTTCTGCTATTGCTTGCTCAAGATCGGAGTAATCGACTAAAGACATAATTTTTGCCTCCTTTTTAAAATAAGTTTTTTAAAGTTCCAAGTTTTTCAACATCCAAGATAACATAGCATTGGCTAGGGATATTTTGTTACTAATGTCATGGATATTTTCTGCTAATGGGACAAGGTTTGAAATATCTTCTTTGATGTCATCTTCTGGAAATTTAACTAATTTTAATACTGGACTGATAGATGATCTTAGTTGTTCTATGTAGTTTAAGAGATCATCTACACCATTTAACAAACGTGTTAATTCAGAAGATACTTGTGGAGCTTTAGGACTTTCACATGATATACAATTTTCTTCCATTGTAAATTTCTCCTTTAAGTTAAATATCTTTGATAAAAAGTTATTTAGTAATTTACTAATCCATAGCTAATCACCTCCCTTAGTATTTAAAAAAGTTAATCAATTTTCAAAGGTGGCTTATCATCCCATTTTAAGCCAGCTTTTCTCAACAAACCTTTTATATTAGGTTCTTCGACAGAAGATAGTTTACTGTTAGCTTTGAGTCTAGAACGGGCGATATAAGTACCGGAAGAATCTATGAGCATTTTCCTTTTTAACCCTCTTGGAGATTCTTCAGCGATTAATACATAGATTTCATCGAAAAGTAAAGGTATTGTTACTACAGCTTGACCAGTGGTGTAGAAACGGTATTTTATGTTTTTTCTAGTTATGCCAGTTTTTAGGTCTACACTTATTTTATCTTCGATTGCTCGCAAGTGGCCAGTTAAGATGAAATCGCAAGGGATGGACATTAATTTCTTTATATAATTAACCATCATAGTTTTTTGTGGCATGTAGTCTTTGCCCCAGTTAGGTGCTTCACCTGCCTGTCCACGTGAATTTAGTTGATAGTTCATTATAGCATCTCCGAATGTTGTAGCACTGTCGATACAGTAAGTTCCAAAATGATCGAAGTAGTTTAACCTCATTCGGAGGTCAACAGTTTTCATCCATTCTGCGAATTTGTTTGGCTTTAATGGATCATCAGATTCCCACTGTGTATCGGCAATTACTTCACCTTTTTCAATCAAGTCTCGAAGGCACTTTGTTCCACCAGGGTCGAAAGAATCTATGTGAATAGGCTTGCGGGCAGTTCTTAATAAATAAGTTTTTCCAGCATTAGTTTCTCCAGTTATTAGGGCACTAAAGCGCTTTTGTAACGGGTCGCCTTCGTAGTAAGACTTTACTTTTTTTAACTCGTTCATGTAATCATAAGGCATTTTTTTCTACTCCTTTTTAATCATTACTTATTACCAAGTTAGATTCTTTTCCACTGAAGATTCTATTTTTGAAGGATCCCAGAATTCAACTTTAAATCCAATAGGTGGTTCTTCACACCGTTGTAGTGGATTAGGCCAGGAGATACAATAGTCGTGAAAAGCACAGCCGAAGTATTTAGTGCAATTATTAGGCCTCATTGGAAAAGACATTAGAATAGATTCATTTTCAGAAGATTCGAATAATCTATTCATTTCCCTTTCGATGGAATCTAGAATGTCAACAACTGTCCATAACCAAGTGTTCATTTGATCAGGTGTTTTAAATGCAGGGACTCGTTCTAAAGTTATGTTATAACCTTTTGAATTTTTAGAACCGCCACGAGTTAGGTAAGAAAAACTTGTTCCACAGAATTCTACGCCTAAGACTTGTTCGATAGGGAACATACAATAAAGGCAGTGTGTGTAAGTTCCGTTTTGAATACTTAGTTGAAACTTATCACGCCAAAATCTGGAGAACCTTTTCGCTGATTTATGATCCCAAGAGAAAATCTTACCATCGGACTTTCTTCTCATGATTGAATCAAGGCGATAATGAAGGACACGTTTAGAATCGACTGGAACAGTTCCGGAAATTTCCAGCATTTTTGTTCCATCTATTTCAACAACCTCGTTTTCGATTAAGTCGGAAGAACGTTCTTCAGAAAATTTCATTAAAGCATTTAATACACCAGTTGGGTCTTTTGGTCGGTAAAGATTGTCCGTGTCAGGTGGAAATTCTTTCCGATAGTGTTCGATAAAAGCGTTGTAGGCACCTTCTATATCATTGTAGCCGTAGCGAAGTTGATGTTCCCTGGCCTTGTGCCAAGATTCACCAAAGTAAGCATCGTGATTTGGTAAGTTTAATTTCCAACCTAGGATGTGTTCAAAGAAATATTTTCTTGGACAATCAAGGAAAGTTTCTATCTTTGAAGAGTCTATTATTTTCCACTCTTTTTGTTCTTTTAAAGGAATCATTTTTTACCTCGTTTAAAAGTTTTATGTCCATTAGATCGGACGTTAAGGAAATTATCTGATTGGATAAAGTTGTTAGTAATTTGGAAGTTTCGTCAGTTTTAGACTCATTGTGAAGTTTTAGTACCAAAGCATTCTTTCGCCACTTTCTTAGTTTCCTTTCTGAAATCATTTCTTTTTTACTCCCTTAAAATATGTGGTTTCTTTCTACATAATGCCCGCTTTTGAATAATAAGAGGTTTAATCTCTTATGTTTTGCAGCGAAAATTGCACATGCTAAAGAATTCATTATGTTTAGAGAGCAAGGGACTATATAATCATCTGGTTTTGAATTCTTTAAAACGTCATTGAAGGTTCTAACCATGTTGTTTGTAGCGTAGCGATTCATAGAACCACTTGAGAGATAGATTAACTTTCCGAATTTTTCAGCAGGTGAAAAATCATGGGAAGATTTATTTACTATATATACATTAGGCATTTTAATCACCTCCGAAGTTATCTATGTTGTGAGAAGGAGTGGTATTGGTAAGTGATTTAAGTTGGTTTAGCAAAGTTTGAGGAGCTATAGTTTTATTGTTTTTAGGTTCTTCATTTTCTGGTTCTTCAATGTTGAAAGTTTTTGGTTTATCAAGTTTGTTTAAATTTTGAATGAACTTGTTTTTTTCCTTGTGTTCAATAAAGGTTGGAACATCTATTGGTGACAAGTCGAATTCCACAGGTGTTTCAGAACACTCGTGGTATTCTACGATGTTTATTATTCTTTTAAATTTTTTGAGAGCTACTCGTTTTACATTCAAGCGTTTTCCGCAGTTGCTACAATATACAGTTTTCATTTCTTCCTCCTTTTAATCACTTGAGTCAATGTTGTAGTAATATTTACAAACAAGGCAAGTAACACGTGTTAAGCATTTGCCAGTTTCTTCAATAATTAATGGATGATTTTGTTTTTCGCAGTTTATTACATCTTCTGGTTTATGTGTGAATCTCCAGCCATTTGCATAGCCGAAGTAAGTGAAGGTTTTTAAGTGGTTATTGTTAGTTGATTGTTCCAAAGTCATTTTATTTTCCTCTTTAAATTTCTCTTACTATAACTTTACACATTTCCCAAGGTTTTGCTGAAGGTGTTAGTTCGACTATTTTGCATTCTAACTCAGTTAATGTAATTATAGCGCTTATTTCAGAACTTAATCTTTTTGGAACATATCCTAGGTTATAGGTGTTTTTTGAAGGATCTACAAAAATAATTTGAATGGCATTAGGATCGAAATTGTTAGTAGGTTCGGGAACAAGGTCTAGTTTTGTACCTTGTTTGATGTCAACTTTAGATTTAACCAGAGATGGTAATCTATGGTATTGAACACCTGCAATGTAAAACTCTTTTTCATATTTATTGGTTTCATTTTCCATAATTTTTTACCTCTTTTAATAATTAATAGTTATTTTTCTATACTTACAAAAACAGGAAATCTTGGCACTCTTTTTCCTGAAGTTAAATGTTGATAGGTTATAACACAAGTTTTTCCAACAAGTGTTTCACGTTCTTGCCATAATTTATGACGTTGTTCTTCAGTGAAACCAGTTCCTACATTAAAAGTCTGGCCATCACCACTTGAGCATACCAAAGAGCCGAGTGAATTCTTTGGAATTCCTTCATTGGAAAATTCTTCGGCAAAACCAACTATTTTATAACTGTCTTTTTTCTTAGGTTTAAATTTCATAATGTATGTACTACGCTTTCGTTCATAAGGACATTGGAAATGCCTTACAATTATTCCTTCATAGTTATTGTTTATAAGTTTGTCATAAACCCTCATAATTTCACTTAAATTATTACATATCCAGAAAGGTGAAACTATTATGTTTTTGTCTAGATTTTTTAACTTCTCTATTGTTAATAATCTGTTTGATTGAAGTTCTTTATTTACTACGTCAAAGATATGGAATTGAATGCTTTTGTAATTAGGGTGTAAATTAACAGTGCGAGAAGTTATAGAGGAAATTTCTTCAAACCTCATTCCGTGACAATAAAGCTCGCCATCGAGTTCTAGGTTTACATGGAGTTTGTCCAAAGATTGATTTATATGAGGGACAGAAAAGATGATGTTTTCCTCGCTTGAAAGTAATAGATAATTACCATTGATGTTAATAGCTCGACAACGAACTCCGTCGTATTTAGGTTGGACTATGTAAGGAGGTTGCCATTTGTTTAAGCGTTTTTCTTCAAATGGATAGCATTTTAGTATGTTTTTCCATCTTTGCCAATTACTCATTTGAAGAACCTCCTTTTCCACTTTTGTTTCCACAGTCTATTAAATATTCGTATTCAGGAACTTCTTCGATAATAGTTTTTTCTATACATATTTTTCTTCCAGTTGGAATGGAAATGATTTTGCAAGAGTTGAATTTATTACAGTGGATTGTAATGAAGATGATTATTTGACTTGATTCGCTTTTGTTTATGTATTTAGTAGCATTATAAATGACTTCGTTTTCATCTACTGTTTTATTCCATTTTAGATTTAAAGTAGAACTTAAATGTGTTAGTTTGAGTTCTACATTTTCAATATCTTGGTTGTAAATGTTTAGAAATACAGAATCTGGGTATATTAAGCCAGATACTTCGCCCAAGTTGTTTTGTAATTCTTGGATGTAAAAATCAATTAATTTTTCAGTTTTTATAACTTCCTTGAATTCCTTAGTTCTTTTCCTTATTCTTTCTTTTAAATTTTCCATTCTTTTATTTCCCTTTATTGTTAAAAAGATCGTTAAATTTTTGAACAAACTTTGTTCAAAGCACTTCTTTTCACATTTTTGGTGAGATAAAATCCTCTGAGATTGAATTCTCAGAGGATTTAAAATTTTTTTAAATGTTATGCCGCAGCAGCCCTTTTCTGAAGTTCGGCAAGAAGTTTTTTCTGATCTTTTGGCGTTGACGATTGAAACTTGGCGAGGAAGGCCTGCACAGGATCGATCTTTGCACCTTTAACACTTACACCCATTTTAGCGTCTTTCAGACGTTCTTGAATCTGCTGAGGAGTTTCACCTCTTTTGAGTCCTCCCCTTATGTTACTCTGGAGAGTTACCCGCCAATTGGCGATAGCATTGGAGAGAACTGCTTCTCCTCCATAGGCCTTGATGGCTTCTTCAACAGTTTCAGGCATAGGGATTTCGACCGATGCTACCAAGTCCTTTACAATACCCTTTTTTTCATTTCTGGGCACTTTCGCACTCACTATTTCTTTCTTCATTTTTTAATCCTCCTTAGAAAAGTTAATATTAAATAATTGTTAAATAATGTTAACAATAGTTTGTTCAAATGTCAACGGAATTTTTTACACATTTGAACACAGATGAATATAACTAAAATCGTTAACGTTAGAGTTAGACAATACAAAGTTTTTTCTCACCTCCTTTTTTT